TTTTTCGCTGTATGACTCGTTGCCGTATGCATCAGTTACCATTTGAATATGGTATCCGTCTAGACTTAGCATTGAAAAGGCAATTTCACAGCACAGTTCAACTTTTTCGTGGTCTTTAATTTTCATGGTTTATACCTCTTTGTAGTATGGGGCCGATAACTTGGCGGCAATTGTTGGGTATTCGTCTCGGTGCTTATAATACGTTATATGGCTATAGTTAAAACCATGTTCATCCGCGAATCTATATGCCAGCGTTTGAATATGCTTTATCCCGCGCCCTCTTATGTTGGCTATATAGCTAACAGGTGCTAGTTCTTTATTCTTAAAAATTGCTAGTGCTTGCATGGTTTAGCCCCTTGGTGGATTCCTTTTTTAGTCTATGCCTAGTCTCGTTCATATATATGCGCACTTGCTCCGACTTGTCGCAATCAACACAAGTGGCAGTGGTTGACGGTTTATGGTGGCCCATAAGCTTTGAGCATACCGCGCATTTTATTAATAGATGACTTCTCCAGTTTCCTATTGTCATGGTTTAGCCTCCTACTCGCAAAGGTTGCCATCAAGATCATCAAAAGCAAAGATACACGCATTGAACAGGGTTGCGTATGCTAACTTGCAGGCGTAATCATTAAAGGTGGCAGCCTCAAATCCGATTTCGTGCAGTTGCTCTTCTCCGTCCTCTGTATCGCATTGCTGGCACAACTCTATTGCTTTATAAGTATAGATTACACACTCATGACCATCGCACGTTTGGTGCATATAATCGTACACGTCCATGCCATGGTTTAAGAATTCTGCCTCAGCATCTTTGGCGATCCGGATTGCTTCCTGCTCTAATTCATATTGATTGTTTATCATTGTTAACTACTCCTAGTTATTAAGTGCCGTTTATTCGGCGTGGGAGCATTCTAATACTACCCATTGCCATAAAGCAAATAAGAATGTGTTTTTTTATGAATATAGACCAATAACTGATTAAATAATGATCAATCTGTACAAATAATGATCAACTTTATGGTAGAATCGGGCTAATGAAATCAAGGGGTTAAATCTAAAGAAAGGGATTAGATAGGTTATAGCACATAATATCGCTCTCATGATCTCAGGGAACCATTAAAACGGTGCATAAACTGTAGTAAGTGGGCCTAATCTATACGATGGCATAGATACCTTTATGGTATGGCAATAATGCGCTGTATAGGTGGATAGAAAGAGGCCTTTAATAACCTGTGGATAAGTGTGGGCATAAGCTGGGGATAAGTGTGTGCATAAGCTGTGGAAAAGATGTGGGTAAGCTGTGGAAAAGAGGCACCCCCTCCCCGAAGCGTGGCATGTGAATGGTATATATGTCTCTCTCAAAAAAAAATTACCAATTATAGGTGAAGCATGATTAGAATTATTTGCGATGAAGAAGCTCATGAAAGTGACATTGAGTTGATTGAGTTGTTTGGTGTGTCTCTTATTGATAAAGACAAAGATACAATGATTGATTTGCTTTATTTAGTAGAAGATAAGATGTCTAGTCAGTGCATTTGCTTTGAAGAGAAGTGTTGCTGTAATAAATGGAATTAAAAACAATTCTTATTTGCTATAAAGCAATGAGGTTTATATGAGTAGATTAGGTAGCCCTAACAAGAACAAGAAGTTTCTGTTGGCTAGGCTTCAGGATATGTATGGCGAGCAGTTTCATCCTATAATGAAGATGGCTGAGGCTGCTAGTAAGCTAGACTATATAGCTGAACAGGAAGGTGATGTGGCTGCGCTGACTGCTGCCCTGAATGGCTGGGGTAAGATAGCTGAGTATACAGAGCCTAAGCTTAAAGCTGTTGAAGTTAGAGCTGATGACTCTACGATAGTCAGGGTATCCCGCAGGCGCTTTGATGGCACTACGGATGCAGTTGATAGTGATGCGGCTGATTTGTTGTTAGAAGAGGCTGTCATAGCTGAAATAGTTGAAGATGAAGAGGAACCAGAAGATGAGTAAAAAGAAACCTTTGTTAGCTGCGTTAGATAAGAAGACAAGAGAGCGTCACTTCCCTGAATCCAATGGTGGTAAGGGTAGTCATGCTAGAAAGTCTACTCCTGAGTCGAGAGATAGATTCAAAGCTGCTTATGATGCAATTGACTGGAGTAAAAAGTGAGCCAAATTGAATACTGTATGGGGCCACAAGGCCAGGTGCTACAGGATTACTCTGACTGTCGATCTCAAAACTCTTTTATCTGTGGCCCACTAGGCTCAGGTAAGACGGTACAGACTATCCTCAAATTGTTTGACCTTATGTGCGAGCAAGCTCCCGTGATGTCTAAGGGCCACAAAAACTACGGTGTCCGGCTATCCAGGATCATTGCAGCGCGTAATACTTACTCTGAATTGTTCTCCACAACGATTAAAGACTGGCTAGAGATTCATGAGGACTTAGGGCCATTTAGACAGGGCAACAAAGAACCCCCTACTCATTACATCAAGTTTCGCTTAGAAGATGGAACAACCGTCCAGAGTGAGGTTATTTTCATTGCCTTTGACCGTCCTGAGCACGTTAAGAAGGCTCGTGGTATTCAGACTACCTGGGTTTGGCTAAACGAGACTAAAGAGCACTCTAAAGCAGTCTTGGATATGCTTGATCTACGTCATGGACGCTACCCGTCCAACAAGGAAGGAATTAAGCCTACGCATCATGGAATGCTGGGTGACACTAACGCCCCTGATGAAGACCACTGGTATTATAAGTTGGCTGAGATAGAGCGCCCTGAAGGTTGGGTATTTCATCGTCAACCTGGAGGCGTGTACAAAGATGGTGAGTCGTGGAAGCTTAATCACAACGCAGAGAATCTGACTAACCTGCCTGACAGCTATTACAAGAGAGGTTTAAGTGGTAAAACAGATGATTGGATTAAAGTTAATCTTGCGAATGAGTATGGTTTTGTGTCTAACGGTAAGCCTGTTCACCCAATGTACACCGATTCCGTCCACGCAGGGCATATCGACTTCACGCCCAGTAAAGGAACCCCTATCATTCTAGGGTTTGACTTCGGTAGAACGCCAGCATGTGCCTTTTTGCAGCGCACCTCTATTGGAAGATGGGTGTGTTTTGATGAAATGGTACTGACAGACTCCGGTGCCATTGACTTTGCGCCAACACTCAAGCGTTATATAGAAGATACTTACCCTGATCACGAGTTTAAAGGCTGGGGTGATCCGTCTGGTGACAACAAAAACCAAGCAAACAGTGATACGCCGTTCCAAATCATGCGAGCTGCGGGCATTCCATGCTATCCAACCGATTCTAATGACCCGTTAAAACGTAGAGCTGCCCTGGAAGTACCCATGAAAGAGATGTGTATGGATGGTAAGCCTAGATTTATTGTCTTACCGAAAGCCTCGATGATCCGAAAAGGTCTGCAAGGTGGGTTTTGCTACAAACGTGTGCAAACTTCCGGCGAAAGATACGCTGATCAGCCTGACAAGAACGAATACTCTCACCCAGTAGAGGCATTGGAGTACGCATTGCAAGGTGAAGGTGAAGGTAGACAGGCATTAAGAAGAGCTGGTGGATTTACAAAGCCTCATGTGGCTAAGGTTGGCTTTAGTGTCTTCTAAAGTTTATGTGGTCTTCACAAAAGATAGTGACAATTGGTGGTCGCAGTTCCTAGATACAGATATTCAACACTGCTATGTAGTTATTCCTAGTGTTGACTGCTGCATTGTCCACTCAAAAACTACAGGAATATTTGACCTGTATAATGAATCTGATATAAATGGTATAATCGGCATCAATCCTATAATGCTTAGTTATAAGCAGAACCCTAGCCCACGTTCTATTTTTATGTTGAACACTTGTGTTGGGCATACCAAACAAATACTTGGTATTAACAAGCCATTTATATGGACTCCATATCAACTTTACAAATATTTGAGGAATAATAATGGGAAGCCGTCCTAAAGCCCCTAAAGCAACAGCAGCAGAAAATGCAATAATTCTCCGTCAAGGTATGGAACTAGACAAGACAATGGCTGCTAACGAAAAAAGATTAAAGGCTATAACTCGCGGAAAGCTAGGATCAAAATCTCTTCTTGGCACTGCGGCAGATGCAGCAAGAAAAGAAATTGGAGACAACTCTTACAGTGCAAATGCTACAATGGGAAAGCAATATTCTAAAAGTAATTTACTTACCAAGCTAATGAGCAAAGTTACTACGAGAAAAAACGCAGAAATTGGATACTCAGGAGAAAGAAAATAATGGAATTACCTAAAGAGTTAGGATCTCTTAGAGATTTGCAGAGGCGAGAGGCTAGCGCCTTTACCAAAAATGGTATGTGGCATAGCGTACTTGATGACTGCTATGAGTATTTTCTGCCTAATCGAAATCTTTTTGATGAAAATATGCCTGGTCAAAGTAAAATGGATCGCATATTTGACTCAACTGCACTAGAAGCTATTCAGCAGGGTGCAAGTAAGCTTCAAGAAAACATTGCTCCTATCTGGTCTAGGTGGGCTACGTTTGCTCCATCTGAAAAAATTATAAAAGAACTTGAAAGTGGTCAATTTGATGTTACTGAAGATGACATTAGAACAAACCTAGAGGAACAGGCAGAAGTAATTTTTGATTATATTAACCGATCAAACTTTGCCACTCAGTTTTACGAGCACTCTTTAGACCTTCTCGTAGGAACAGGTACGTTACGCATTGATGAAGATGACAATGACGACATGCCTATTATTTTTAGTGCCATTCCGCAGAAAGGAATTGCATTTGAGGAAGGCCCACACGGAAATGTGGAGACACACTGGCGTAGATTTACAGTAAAGGCGCGTAACCTTGAGCGTAAGTGGCGTGGATTTAAGCCATCTGATGCCATAAAAGAAACTATTGAGCAAAAACCTGATGCTGACGTTGAGCTTTGCGAGGGTGTAGTTTACATGCCTAAAGCTAAAACTTATTACGGCTGTGTATGGGTTAAGGGTGAAGCCCAAATCAGCTGGATGCAGGACTTTGGAACATCTAGCCCGTGGGTTACAGGCCGTTACTCTAAAGTATCTGGTGAAATCCGTGGTCGTGGGCCAGCACTACAGGCATTGCCTGATGTAAGAAGCTTAAACAAAGCTAAAGAGTTTGTTTTGCAGAAAGCTGCTATTGATTTGGCTGGCATGTACACAGCTACTGATGATGGTGTAACTAATCCTTACAACTTAGTTATTAGCCCAGGCATTGTTATTCCTGTAGGATCTAACAATTCAAGTAACCCATCTATTCAGCGATTGGATACTGGCTCTAACTTGCAGTTGGCTCAATTCCAGATCAATGACATGCAGATTGCTATTAAACGTGCGTTGTTTAACGATTTGCGTGACCCTTCTGGCGCTGTTCGCTCGGCTACAGAGGTTGCTATTGAGTCTCGTGAGCTTGCAAAGCGTATTGGCTCTGCTTTTGGTCGCTTGCAAACAGAGGTTTTGGTTCCAATTATTAAGCGAGTAGCTGCAATCTTAACGCGCCGTGGTATTATTTCTCCTATTCAACTTGATGGCAGAGACGTTGACATTAAATTTATGTCTCCTTTAGCCAGGGCGCAAGACGGCGAAGACATACTTAGTGTTCAACAGGCCGTGTCTTTTGTAATGCAAACTGCTGGGCCAGATGCTTCTAAGGCTGCCTTTAAGATTGAAGACTTTGGTACATGGGTTGCCGGTAAAACAGGTATGCCAGGAGAGCTAGTTCGCAGTCAAAGTGAAAAGGCTCAGATTATTCAGGCTGGTGCTCAAGCTGCTCAACAGGGAATGGACGTTTCCGGTCAACCGCCACAACAAGGTCAAACTGCTCTATGAGTTGGGATACAATTAATAAAGGCGACTTTAACGCCACTAAAGCTAAACAAGCCAATGATGCAGCTAGAGTAAAAGCTGCTGAGTTGGCTAAAGCTTATCACAGGTGTTTTGGCACTCATGACGGTAAGCGTGTGTTAGCAGATTTAACACAAAGATTTATTTTTCAAAACAGTACACCCTTTGGTTCCGAGAACCCTAACTACGAAGCCGCATACCATAATGGTGAAAGTGGATTAGTTAAATTTTTAATCAATCAAGTACAACAAGCAGAAGTGCTATAAAATTACCGTGGAGGTAATATGTTAGATAATACAGATCAGGCCGCAGAACAAACAACTGGCGATACCCTACTAGATTCAGCAGCTCCTATCCTTGGTGATGGAGAGTATTTTCTTACAGACGGTATTAAAGGGACTGGTGACAGCCCCGAGTGGTACAAGTCAGACAAGTACAAGTCTGTTTCAGAGCAAGCTAAGGCTTATACTGAGCTAGAAAAGAAGTTTGGCAGCTTTACTGGTACGCCTAAAGACGGGTATTCAGGCCCAGAAGGGATTGAAAGTGACGATGCTTTGTTACAAGAGCTAACTGAGTTTGCTTCTAAAACCAATATGAGCCAGGAAGCGTTTGGCGAGGCATGGGAACTGCTAAGTGCTCAAAGTGGAGCCGCAGAGGAAGTAACTCGAGATAATGAAATTGCAAAACTTGGCAGCAATGCAGGTGAGAGGATTAAAAACGTAGAGGGATTTCTTAAAAATAGCCTGGACGCAGAAGATTACGAAAATGTAATGGGTCTGGTTACTGATGCAAGGTCTATTGAGCTTGTTGAAGCGCTGGTTAAAGCTACTTCTCCTGTCAAGCTGCCCATTGACGGCGGTGAAAGTCCTACTGGCATGACCTGGTCTGACATTGAGGCAGAAATGTTTAAAAGAAGTGATGACGGGCAGTTGCTTAGAAGCATTGATCTCAATCATGAAAATAAAATACAGAAAATGATGCAAGATTTTGGCGGCAGTAAAGCTCACATTCGTACTTTTGGTTGATTTATATGGGGTAAAAGGTGTATAATCGGCGCACTGGACACCCCTTTCTTTTAAGGCCCAGTAAATTTAGGTTGAATGCTGACCAAGTTTACTCGGGTACTCAGCTAAAACCTTGAAAAACTATTTTTAATATTACTCTTTTTCGAGGAAATTCTTATGAGTAACGTACTATCATCCGTGGCGGTCACGGAATTTGACTCTATGGTCAAACACGCCTATCAAGGCACTGGCTTGCTAAAGCAGGCTGTAACTCTTCGTAACAACGTAGTTGGTGACACTTACAAGTTCCGTAAAATGGGCAAGGGCTTGGCTAACCAAAAGGCCAGTTCTGCTGAAGTAGTTGCTATGAACGTAGGTCACGAGTTCAAGACTGCGACTCTTGCCAACTGGAACGCTCCTGAGTTCACTGACATCTTTGACCAGCAGACAGTAAACTTTGACGAGAAGCAAGAGCTTGCAAGCACTATCGCAAATGCCCTTGGTCGCCGATGTGATCAGCTGGTAATTGACGCTATGGACAATGCTGGCGCTTATGCTGCTACTGTTGCCACCAGTGTTGGCGGTGCTGCTTCTAACTTGAACATGGCTAAAATCATCAAGGCTCAGGTAGCTCTGCGTCAGAAAGGCGTGCCTAACTCTGATCTGTTTGCTGCTGTAAACGCATTGGGTCTTGGCGGTATGCTGAATGACGAGAAGATCACTAGCATTGATTATCAAGCTGTTAAGGCTTTGGTCAATGGTGATGTTGATACTTTGGCTGGTTTTAAGTTTGTTGTTCTTGAAGATCGTGCAGAAGGTGGTTTGACTGTTGCTACTAACGTAGTGGACTCTTACTTCTTCGCCCGCCCTTCTGTTGGCCTTGCTATCGGTATTGATATGAAGACCGACATTGATTATGTTCCTGAGCGCACTTCTTGGTTGTGTAACGGCATGTTGAAAGCTGGCGCGGTTGCCCGTGACACTGACGGCATCGTTAAGGTTCAGTACACTCAGACTGCTTAATGTTGTAATGTTGTAAACTGAATGGGGGTTTCGGCCCCCTTTCTTTTAATCTCAAAAGGTTTCGTATGGCTACTAAGCTCCAGTTAATTTCTAACGCTTTAATTTTAATTGGCGACTTGCCTATAACATCTTTGGTCGGTAATTCTCGCGCCCAGACTGTTGCCAATAACTTATATGACAACATTGTCCAAAACGAATTAACTAAATACAGATGGGGTTTTGCTCGCCGTAAAGCGCAGTTAAGCCTAACAACTGAAGTACCGGTTGGAACAGAGTACAGTTCAGTTTATCAATTGCCAGCGGACATGCTGGTTCTCATCAAGTTAAACCCTGGAATCAATTACCAAATCCTTGGCGACAAAGTTTACTGTAACAATACGGGTGCTTTATATTGCGACTACATTGCTAATGTAGATGAGCAGCAATGGCCCGTTTACTTTGCTAAGATGATTGAGTACGCACTGGGTATGGACTTTGCGCCATCTATTAGAGATAGTGCAGCTTCAATGGAGCTTCTGGCGAACCAGTATATGAATGCTTCGCGCATGGCTCGGTTTACTGACGCACAACAACATCCTCAGACACCTATTCAAGACAGACCATTTATCAACGTAAGACGCTAAAACTCTACCGCTGAAGGAACATTATGCCTAAGTCGCAATTTTTACAGAGTAGTTTTGCTAGTGGCGAACTATCTCCTTTAATCCTTGGACGTACTGACTTAGATCAGTATTACAAAGGCGGTCAAACTGCTGAGAACGTTGTTATTGTTCCTCAAGGTGGAATTAAGCGCAGACCTGGAACTTTTGTTGTAGATAACACGTTAGGAGCTTTAACACGAAATAC